CCCGGGTGTATGTCTAATCTAAACGTACCTAGTTTCCAATCTTCACTAGTTCCAGTGTTAGCAACTTTTAATGCAATAGATCTTGCTCGTAATCTTGTATCTTTTTTAGTAGTAGTTCCGTCAATACTAAAATTTGTAGTAGTCCCCGTGCTGTTTGGATAATTTCTAGTTGTAAAACTAACTTGAGTATTTCCCGTTTGCGAAATAAAATCTGGTATAAATCTACTTATTCTCATTATATATTCTCCGTCTCCTCTAAGATCTGGCATACCTACAACTTGTCCTGTACTAGCCCTTCTTTGAGTAATGTCAAAATCACCAGAAGTAATTGATCCAATGATTGCTGTTACTGTTCCGCCTGCATCTATTTGATCGGTCCCTGTTTCCTGTTGATAGTATGTTGTACAACCATCAGTGTTTCCTGTAACATCGTAAGATGCATTACTATTTGGGTTATAGTACGTTGCGTGAGGTTTTGCAAATACTGCTGAGTCCTGCCAAGCTGCTCTAGGCAACGTTCCTGTAGTCCATATCGGTCTTTTTGTGGTAGAATCTAAGTAATTATAGGTCACTACTCTATTTATAGCATCAGAAGCTGATGTGCAATAAAACCAATTTATCTCACCAAAAAGGTTATTTAAACCACAATTTACAAGATCTCTAGAAGTTGAGTTTAGATCGTCATATACATGATCTTCTACCAAACAAGGCAGTGATTTTAATTGACCATCGTATGCAAAGAATCCATTTTCAGACATCCAATAAGCTGTACCATCAACTTCAATACAAGCATTTTTTCCTAACAATCCACAGTTAGTTCCTATTTGTTCAAACGAGAAAGTAAAAGGTTGGCCAACAAATTTCATAAGGAACAATGCTGTATCGGTCCATACATAGATTGCATCTCTACCTTTAATAGCTCCCATAATTTTAGAACCATCAGCAAGTCTTTGTGTACCTGCGGTATTGTTTGCTTTAACGGTATATGAATCTGTTTGATCAATACTTTCTTGAGAAGAAAATCTTATAAACATATCATCCTGTGTAGTTTCTGTTCCAACTGTTGTCTCTGTACCAAAAAATACTAAGTGTCTATCTGGTGTAGAAACTAGAACGTGTCTAGATTTTGTAGGTGCATTAGCCAGTATAGTGGCTCTAGTAGAAACAGCCGCACCAGCTGCAGCGTCCCATTCAAAACAAGCGCCATTATATATAAGTGCAATTAATTTTGTACCGTAGTTATCAAGAACCCATAGACCAGGGTCAATAGTAAAGTCAGCAGAAGACGGGTCACCCCATGCAACATATTCAGATATGTTGGTTACAGTGTCACCACCACTATGTGATGCTTTAGTTGTGCCATTAACTTCTCTTGCTCCTCCACTTAAAATGTTTGTAGAAGTATCGTTAGATGTAAAACTTATATCTTCTGTTCCTATTCTAATTTCTCCTGAAGATGGAAAAGCTGCTGAGTTAGTTAAAGGAATATCTGTTACAGCGTCATTAATACCCGAAGCTAAAGTTGTAGTAGCAGCTCCTAAAGCCGTACCACCAAATAATCCTGTACCCCAACCATAACCACCTAATTGTTGTGAAGGCCCTACTGTATAATAACATAAAACAGAAGTGCTGTTACCATCACTCGTAGTTAATGGGGTCCCTGATTCCTGAGTCGCCATTGTAATTTCAAAAGTAGTTGTAGTAGGAACAGAAGTTACCATAAATTTTTGGTCTTCAAAAGTAGCATCACTATAAGTTGACCCAGCAGGCACTCCACTAACAGAATCAAACATAACAATATCGTTTTCAGCTAAACCATGACTACCTGTGCATGTAACCGTAACTGTTGTTGATGAAGAAGAACTAGAAAATTTTGCTCCTGTTAAAGTAGTTCTAATTGGATGAATGTCATAATACACTCCTCCTGAATAAACGTATAAAATTCTATTAGTTCCTATAGCAGCGTATTTAATACCAGCGTTATCGTCCCAATGATGAATAGCTCTAGCTGCACCAGTTAATTTATCATCACCTAACTGAGTCCAACCACCTATTTTTTCTGGGGTGCCGTATCTAAATCTAACATTGTCACCATCAAACCATTGGCCTTCAGCCCCGGTTTCTGTAACCTGTTTGTTGAATCCTGGTAAAAAACCTAATTTTTGTAGCATATAACTCCATAATATTATGACTTCACAAATGAAGGAAGTCCTAACATCGGCCTTTTGTCGAACCTATTTTTTTCAGCAAAAGGACCATTTACATGGTTATAATGAAGAAATACTTGTCCGCAAGTATTACCTTCAAACGGTTCTCTCCAATGCTCTAATTCACATCCACTATATACTAGCATATCGCCAACATCAAGTAGGACTTTAGTGCCTTTGGGAGCGTTAGGTTTATGTATATTTTTATACTCATCTATAACATTATCTTGACCTGTGCCATCTATAAATATAGGCCACGGATCACCCCCTAAATTAAGGGTAGTTGAGATTTCGCAACTAGGTCGGTCTTTATGTCTTCTTAAAATATCCCCTTTTTTATAAGCTCTAGCATAAGAATAAGTAGGTATTAAATCTAAACCTGTGTGTTGCTTCATTACAGGAAGCATTTTAACCATAAGAGTTTCCATTACAAAATCTGCATAACAAGAATATGTATTAGGCACCTGTTGATCGGCCCATGTTCCAAGTATTGGGGACTGTGAGTGTATATTATTTTCATACATAAATCTTGTTGCATCTCTTTTAAGTAAAAAATAATTTAATATAAAATTAGCTATATCATAAGATAATGCTTTCTTAATTACTTGGTATTTGTAGTCTCTAAACATTAAAAATTTCCTGTTCACTTTCATTACACAATAATTCTAAATTTAAACTAATTCTTTTATCATTTATTGATGGTTCTGGATTATGATCTAAAGAAGATGGAAAAATTAACATATCTCCATTATCAGGTTTAAAATATATTTGTTGATTATTTTGTTTAAAACTTATGCCTTTATCTTGAATCTGTAAATATATAACAGAATTTATAGTAGCAGATTTTTTATGATTATGCCAACCATTTTTATTGTACTTACTATCAGTCATGTAACACCATACTTTAAAATTTTTATCTTTTATAGTAAAAGGTTTTAATATTTTTTTAGCACAATCAATAAATATTTTATAAAGAATATCTATGTATTTTGTTTGTACTTTAAAATTAAGTCCACCATCTTCTTTTTTTCTTTGATCTATACATTCTTTAATTAAATTTTCTTTAAAGTTTTTAATATCTTCTTCTATTGAAAAACAATGAATTAAATTTTTAAACATCAAATCCTTTTTGTATAAAATTAAAACTCACAGATATCCTTATATCATTAGATTCATTAGGTTCAACACAATGCCACAACCAAGCTGGGAATATAATTATTCTACCTTCCAATGGGTTTACTCGAACTTCTCGCCACAAATGTGAGGGTGGTTGACCTTCTTTTCTTCTTGGCATAACCATGTGTGCTGTTGCTCTTGGTTCATTAAATACTATTTGTCCAGAATTTTCAGGAGCCTTAATATAGTATACTCCACTAAAATGACTATTGGGATGTACGTGTGGTCTATTATACCCTCCCGGTGGATTTATATTAGCCCACATATTTCCAATAATAGGTTCACTTTCTAACCACTCTTCTTGAAATATTTCATTTTGCATTTTAAATAATTCATCAACTAAAGGTTTAAACACAGGTATCTTGTGCATCTCGGTTGTGCTATGCCAACCTTTCATATTAGTTCGTTTAATTCCTTTGTCTCTATTTGACCAATCAATTACGGCTTTTTCAAAAAACCTGTTATCTAGGTTAACATCTTTAGCATATATAATTGTTGGGAAGTATGCAGCTTTAATCATCATTTAAACGGAGGACCTCCAAACCACATTACTAAAGATTTTCTGTTACCACGTATTACAGGTTTAACTCTATGTCTAATAAATGATGCAAAGAAAATAGCATGTCCTTGTTTTATTTTAGCAACTTTACCTTCTGATCCTAATTCTAAATCACCACCTTCAAACTCTGATTCAGGAGATAATAAACAAGTCATAGATATTTTTCTTACAGGTGGTTCGTGTGCACAGTTTACATCATTGTCTACATGCCATTCATAAAACCCACCTTCTGGATACTCTGTATATTGTGCCATTTCAGTTATAGTCATTCCGTCAAAACCAAAATGATTACCATTTGTAGTTTTCATTATACGTTCAATGTCTTTATACATGTCAGCCATTTTTTTAAATGGTATCCAACTAATATGTGAGGTTCTAGTTTTAGTATTTAATTCACCACCTTTAATACCTTTGTGATTTCCAACATAAGCATTTTGTTTAGGTTCGCTTCTACCTGCTTCAATAATCATTTGACATTGTTTAGGTGTAAAGATTGGTTGTGTAGTTTCTACTATGTAAGATTTCCATCGTGGTTCTGTTATCATATTAATATCCGTATTCTATCCATCCTGTTATTATATACTTATCATTTGATAGAGGAGGGTTACCTCTATGAACATGTGTAAATTGTGAAGGCCAAACTAATAGTGTATTCTTCTCAGGTTTAAACCTACATTTTTGATATAAAAATTCTGTCTCTCCACCTTCAGTTACATCATTAAGATAAACCATAAAAGCTAATATTCTATTTCTAGCTTTCATTGCAGCGTTTTCACAGTGCCAAGTGTGATAACCTTCTCCTACTTTAGTTTTTTGTATTTTAACTTCTAATATATGATGTTTAGCTAATTGTTTTAAGTATGAATATTTTTGTACATACAAAGGATAAACTTCTTTAAAAAATCCTTCTATAAAAGGTTTATTAACGTATGTTAAAGAAACGTTTGTATTGCTTATAGTGCTTATTGCATTATCTGATACTAACGCTTCATCTTCATTTCTTGGATATACTGCACCTTGTTGTTCACACTTTTTAAAATAATTTACATAATCATCTATTAATTTATTTGGCATAAAATTTTTAAATACACCTATGTGATTATCTATGTGGTATTGTTTATCCATTATGCTATACCTCTATTTTGTATAGGGTCAAATTGTACATCACAATTTGCAGCTAGTGTTCTTCTTGTTTCATTTGTTCCATTAAAAGGATAAACGCAGTGTCTCATATCATAGGGAAATATATAAAAATCTCTAAGGTCCATGGGTGGTTGATAATCTATTTTAGCAAACTGTCCGTTAGCTGCACCTAATATTTGTAGTCTACCATTCTGTTGAACCTGTCCTGCTGAATACTCTTTACCAAAAGTAGAAGGTAATTTTAAAATCATTACACTTGATAGACCAGTAAATAACATACCTCTATGTACATGCGTTGGATTATATTCATGTTGTTTCATTTCATTAACCCAAATAGAGTTAAGATGTAACTCATAATCTTTTATTTTATTAAATGTTAAGTAATGTTTAAACATTTCCATAAAATAATTTGTTACATCCCTTGGTAATCTATTATGATTTTTCATTTTAGTTTGGTCAGCCCCATGATAAAACAATGAATGTTCATTTTCAATTTTACCTACTAACTGACCATTAGCTGGTGCAAGGTTGTGAAAATTAGTTTCATAAATATGGTTAATAGAATTAAATATATCTAGCGGTACTTGATACTTTAAAACAGATTGACCTAAAAATACAAAATCAAATTTAAAATCGGATATGTCCATATTCTTTTTTTATCCTTTCTGGAATTTTTTCTATATACGGATTATATACTTTTCTAACTGGCCCAGCAAACAGTTTATGCATATTTTTTCCAACTACTTTATCATCATAACATAAACCATTTATTTTTACTTGGTCTAAATTATCAAAACGATGGTTAAAATAAGGTTCATCTATAAATTTATATATTTTTCTAAACTCTTGTTCAGGGTTTGCAACTATATCATTATATTTTACAAAATGACATATTTGAGGATATTTATATGCAGTTTGAATAGATTTAATTTCTTTTACGATAGCACCGTCTGTATTCATTAAAGCTAATAATTTTTCTTCATCATTTTTTCCTAATTTATTTACAAAAGAATCTGGGTTTTCTGTATACCATTGCATATAACTTGCAAACACGTCCATTAAATCTCTTAATAAAATAATACATTTAAATTCATATTTAAAATGTTTTTTTATTAGTTCAAAGTTTCCAGGAGTGCCACTCGTTAGTACAGGTCCACGGTCTATAATTATTCTTTGAGGCCAATCTTTGTAATATAAATTATACACATTATCTAAAACATTATCTAAAGACTTGTGATCAGGAAAGTTTTGAAAAGTATCTATTGTCTTTATTGCATAAATATTTTTCATTATTTCTAAAGTTACAGAATTAGCTGTTGTGGCTATTTCAGGGTTCTGATTCATAATACTTGCAAATAAAGTATTTCCAGATCTAGGTAATGCAATTAAAAAAAATAACTTACGATTTTGGTTTCCCATGTTGCGTAATCTGTTCTTTCTTTTCGTAACTTTGTTCTAGTTCACCTGACTTTCTAATTCTTTGTAGTGATTGTAATTGACCCATTACATTAAATACTTCTGCCTCACTTGAGTTTGCATTTAATGTTTTAGCTTTCTCATGATATTGTAAACCATAAGATTCTAATTGGTGAACGTTAACATCTTTATCATTAAACGATCCATCGTTAAATTCTTTCTTTAATTTAGACCACATCTTAATTTCACGCATCCTATGCTTTGCAACTTTTTCCATAGATGCTTTACCAAATCTACATTCATCTAAATCTATTTTATATTTAGTTGCTTTATATTCATCTTCTTCTTTTTCTATTTTACCTTCTAACCATTTAATTTTTGCTTCGTTTCTTCTATAATCAAATGACAAAGCCATAAGGTTATCTAAATAACTAGATTGTTCTCTTACACATTGCCAATATTTTGCAGCTTTGGTTGGGTATCTATTATCTTGTAATACAGAAAATCTTGCTTCTGTTTCTGTTCGAAACATTTGTTTTTTAGTCCATGTATCACGAAGCTCGTCTACCATACCTTTAAATGATGATAGGTCTTCTTGTGTTAATAGATTATTTAAATGTGGTTCTTCTTGTTGTATTACTTCTTTAACGTCTTTTTTCATAGCTTTATCCTTTATAGTTGTTTCTTATATATACTATTTAAAATATATTACAAGTCTTAACTGTCTGTAAATGTTCTTGTTACAGGACCTGCACCTGTCCATTCTTCTGAAGCTCCTGAAATAGATCCTGTATCACCACCTGCCATAACAGCCGAAGATGTTGTTCCCCCTCCCTCTAAATTATATCTTGCTGTATTTAAATTTCCTTCTTCAGTCCAGTTAGTTCCATTCCAAGTTTCTGTCTTATTTGACGGTGTTCCAGTATTTCCACCAGCAGCTAAAGCACTTGTATAAATTCCAGCAGAACCCACAGTCTGTCTTCCAGTAGTTAAATCATTAACTTCTGTCCAGTTAGTACCATTCCAAGATTCCGTTTGAGCCGATGGAGAAGCACTACCACCAAAAGCTAAAGCCTCAGTATTAGTAGCACCGCATCCACCAATACCAGTTCTTGCTGTGTTTAAATCGTTAACTTCAGTCCAATTAGTTCCATTCCAAGTTTCAGTTTCGTCTAATACTCCATAAGGAGGTGTTGTACCTCCACCAAAAATTAAACCTGCAGTGCTAGTTCCAGCTCCACCTGAAGTATATTTATGTTGATTTAAATCATTTACTTCAGTCCAGTTCGTTCCATTCCATGATTCTACTATTGCTGTAGAACCAGGAGGACCCAGATAACCACCAGCAGCTATTGCAGCTGTACTTATTCCAAAACCAGCAGCATTTGCTCTTGCAGTATTTGCATCATTTAATTCAGTCCAGTTTGTTCCATTAAATAATTCAGTCTGTGCATATTTTGTAGGGTTATTAAAACCAAGGTATACTAAACTTGTACTAGCAGGAGCTGATCCTGCAGCAGCTAAAGCTTCTCTTGGTTGATTTAAACTATTAGTTGTAGCCCATGAACCTGCAGTTGTAGCTGCTAATCCTTTTAAAACATTAGAAGTTGTATTATACCAAACTTGTCCTTCAACAGGATTTGATGGATCGTTTGCTACTATTTCAATTTGTGTTCCTCGTATTTCTTTGTATGTTGCCATAATTAATCCGTGTCTACCGTTTTAGTTGTTGTTGTTGAGCCACTCCATTCCTCTGTTGCTGCAGTGTCTGTTGTACTATTAAATCTACCTACAGCATAAAATGCAGCCGCTGATGTACCTGCGGGAGTTCCGCTTCCACCATATCTAGCTGTGCTTAAATCTGCTAATTCTACCCAGCTAACACCATTCCATTCTTCAGTATTTGCTTTAAAACCAGGTGCTCCTCCAAAAACTAGAGATGCAGTTGATGTTCCTGAACCTGCTGCAGAATATCTTGCTGTATTTAAATTATTAAGCTCAGTCCAATTAGTTCCATTCCAAGATTCTGTGTCTCCTATTGCTGTGGTTGAATAACCACCACTAGCTAATCCAGCTGTAACAATTCCGGTTCCTACTGATTCATACCTACCAGTATTTAAGTCGTTCACTTCAGTCCAGTTTGTTCCATTATAAAGTTCTGTTACTGCAGTTACTGGTGGTGTTGCACCCCCAAACGCTAAAGCGGACGTGCTATCCGCCCCGAATCCATTTAAAAATCCTCTTGATGTGTTTAAGTCGTTTACTTCAGTCCAGTTTGTTCCATTCCAACTTTCAGTAAGACTAACATAAGTAGTTGTTAATCCACCATAAGTTAATGCAGAAGTCGCAGTTCCAGAGCCTGCATTTCCACATCTAGCTTGTTGTAAATCATTTACTTCAGTCCAGTTAGTTCCATTATAAGATTCTGTATTTCCTACTCCTGTAGGAGGAGGTTGTCCTCCAAACATTAAACCTGCTGTCTGAGTTCCTGCTCCTCCTAAATCTCTTCTTGCTGTGTTAGCAGTTCCTCCAGTAGCCCAAGCTCCAACTGGTGCACCTGAACCTGTCCATTCTTCTGTTGCTGTTGTTGGTGATCCAGTATTTCCACCAAATGCTAATGCATTTGCAGTTGTTCCACAACTACCCATTGATCTTCTTATTGTATTTAAATCTCCTTCTTCAGTCCAGTTAGTTCCATTCCAAACTTCTGTTTTATTTGCAGGCGGTAAATCACCATTATGAGCTCTTCCCCCTATGGCTAATGCAGCTGGTTGAGTTCCTGCTCCACCTAATGCTGCTCGTAAAGTATTTAAATCGTTTACTTCTGTCCAGTTGGTTCCATTCCAAGATTCTGTAACAGCATATGCTACTCCTCCTCCCTCTCCACCAAAAGCTAAAGCAGCAGTTGATGTTCCAGCATCTCCAAGTTCTTTTCTAGTAGTATTTAAATCGTTTACTTCAGTCCAGTTTGTTCCATTCCAAAGTTCTGTAGCTGTAGTTGTTGGTGGTATATTTCCTCCATAAGCTAAAACAGCAGTATTAGATGATCCTGCTCCTCCCATTAAAGCTCGTGCAGTATTTAAATCGTTAACTTCTGTCCAATTAGTTCCATTCCAAGTTTCTGTAACAGCTTTATAAGTTGCACCAGGTGGAGCTATTCCACCAAAACCTAAAGTTGCTGTATTAGGTGCATTTAATGCTCCTCCTAAACTTGCTCTGGCTGTATTTAAATTATTTAATTCTGTCCAATTTGTTCCATTATAAGACTCAGTATCACCTGTAGGAGCACCGGGACCCGATGCATATCCTCCAAATCCTAGAGCTGCTGTATATATTCCTGATCCAGCTACATTTTCTCTTGAAGTATTCATGTTATTACCACTTCTCCACGAACCAGATGTAGTCGTAGTAGGATATTGAAACTTTAATACATTATCAGTATCGTTATACCACACCTCTCCCGTTAACGGATTATCGGGATTAGTCGTATAGTTCCGAATTTTTGTGCCATGTATTTCTTTATACTCAGCCATTTAAATTTTTACTCCTCCAATGTTATGTCAGTAGGTCTTATGCTATCAGCTTTTTCTTCATCTGATTTCGCATCCCAAGCAGCTTGTGCCGCTTGAACCTCTGCATCAACAATCGCTTGTGCCTCGTCTTTTGTTTTTACAGCACCTGCAACTTTAGCAATCCAAAGATTACCGTGTTTGTTGTATGCAGGAACTTGCCAAACATTTCCAGGATAGCCTTTAAACGTGATTCTTTGAGATTCACTGTGATCAATAAATCCCTTTCCCCAGTTTTCTGCTACACAGTATTGATATGTTTTTGCCATAGTTTCCTCCTTTGATTAATCTGATAGTACCTTAATTGTTGTTGAACTTCCACTCCATTCTTCAACAGCTGTTAAAGCTTCTCCTGGATTAGCATCTCCAGCAATTGCTAAAGCACTAGTAGCATTACCAGAAGATCCCAAATATCTTCTTTTCTGACTCATGTCTGCAACTTCTACCCAACTAGCACCATTCCATTGTTCTGTAAAGTCTGCAACAGGTGCTGTTCCACCACCATAAACTAAACCGTCGGTACTTGGGCTTTGTTGAGCACCTCTTAAACCATATCTAGCTGAATTAAGATCGTTAACTTCTGTCCAATTTGATCCATTCCAACTTTCTGTTATTGCTGTTGTATTTGGACCATAACCTCCAGCAGAAATTGCTGCTGTATATATTCCAAATGAAGCCATATCATGTCTTGCAGTGTTTAAATCGTTAACTTCAGTCCAGTTGGTTCCGTTCCAAAGTTCTGTTAAAGCTGAATTTGCTGAAATATAACCACCAAAAACTACTCCATATGGAACAGTTCCTGTTCCACCTAAGTAACGTCTAGCAGTGTTCATATCATTGACTTCAGTCCAGTTAGTTCCATTCCAATTTTCTGTTAAAGTTTTTAAAGTAGTTGAAGGTGGAGCTGCTCCCCCAGCCATTAAAGCAGCGGTTGATGTACCAAAACCAGCAGATTGTGATCGAGCTGTAGTTAAATCATTTACTTCAGTCCAACTAGAACCATTCCAATTTTCTGTTAAAGCACTGTCACTATCTCCTGAAGTCATACCACCAAAAGCTAATGCCGCTGTTGATGATCCAGAAGCTGAAAGAATATCTCTACCTGTATTTATAGAAGTGCTTGTAGCCCAAGCTCCGACTGGTTGACCTGCACCTGTCCATTCTTCTGTAGTTGCTACTTTTGTAGTTCCATTGTGTCCTCCAGCATATACAGCGTTGTTATTATTTGTATTATTAAATCCTGCACCACCATCTCTGGCTGTGCTTAAATCTGCTTCTTCAGTCCAATTAGTTCCATTCCATGATTCTGTCTCAGCTCTTCTAGTTGGGAAGGTAGTACCACCATAAACTAAAGCTGATGTTTGTGTGCCATTTCCAGGAAAATATGCTCTAGCAGTATTTAAATTATTAACCTCAGTCCAGTTCGTTCCATTCCAAGTTTCTGTATCTGCTATAGCTGGCGGACCTCCACCAGCAACTAAACCAGAAGTATTACTAGCTCCAGCACTAGCCAATCCTCTTCTAGCTGTATTTAAATCATTAACCTCAGTCCAATTAGTTCCATTCCATGATTCAGTAACTGTAACGTTAGTTGTTGTATATCCTCCAGCGGCTATAGCACTATCGTTTGTAGCACCAAAACCACCAAAATATCTTCTAGCTGTATTCATATCATTAACTTCAGTCCAGTTAGAACCGTTCCAACTTTCTGTTACTCCTGTATTACCAGGAACAGAAGGAGCAGAACCACCAAATGCTACAGCTGAAGTACTACTGGCTCCAGCACCTTGTGCTGCATATCTAGTAGTATTTAAATCTGTGGTTTCAGTCCAACTTGTTCCATCATAAATTTCTGTTGCTCCAGTTACTCCTGGATTTGCCTCTCCTCCAAAAACTATTCCACTAGTATAAAGACCAGCTGAACCTTGATAATATCTTGCAGTTCCTAAACTATTTGCAGTTCTCCAAGAACCAGCTGCTGTTACGGATGGGTATTGATATTTGAAATCTTTGTTAGTGCTATCGTACCATAGCTCACCGTCCACGGCTCCTGGATAATTTCCAGCGTAGTTGACAACCGCTGTCCCAACTGTCTCTTTATATGATGCCATGATTATTTACTCTTCAATAACCAGCCCTGAGTCCCATCTGTGTAGACTAAAGTGTTTGCGGCTCTTTCTACTGCAACTGTTAAGTCTGCAGTTGCTCCATTGATTTTTTCACTGTTTCTTCCAATAGTTAGAGCATAAGTGTCAAAAGTACCTGCATAGTCTATAAACGAAACTTCATCGCCGATTGATGGTGATGCTGGTAGAGTTAAAGTAAAAGATCCGGAAGTAGTGTTACAGAAAACACCTTCACCAGCTGACGCTGTATAGTTTCCTGTTTTAACTGATTGCCATGATGTTCCACCCGCTGCTAGTTCTTCCCAAGTTAAAACTCCACCTGTTGTTGATTTTAAAACGTAGCCGTTTCCTCCTGCTACGCCTGTTGGCCACGTCAAAGTATAAGACGTGGTGCTATTGCCGGCTTTCTGACCTATGTATTGACCACCTGAGTCGTCCTGTAATCTTATTTCTTTCGAAGTTCCAATGTTTAATCCAGTAGATGAATTCCAAACTAAGTTTGCATCTCCACCAAAAGATCCTGAATCATTAAATTGAATTTGTGTATCTGATCCACCTGGTAATCCACCAGCTACAATCTCTACTACATTAGGGTTACTAGTAGCCCCATCTGCATAAATAATTTTCCAACCTTTATCAGTTGTTGCCCAAGTAACTGTGTTTCCTGAACCACTAGCTGTTTTAAGTTGTACTGTATAAGAACCACTTGTGCTATTTTTAATAAAATAAAAATTCTCTACATCGTTAGGAAGTGTTACAATTTTATTTCCTGAAATTGTTTCAGGAGATTCTGCTCCTAAAATAATTACTCTGGTTGCAAGAGTTGCACCAGTAGATCCATCTGAAACAGCTAAAGCTGTAGTATTAGCACCAGCTCCACCAGCGTTTAAAGTTTGAACTTTAAATCCACCAGATATTTGTTCAAATAATTGTAAATTTGTATTAGTCTTTGTTCCCCAAGTACCGGCATTTTCACCAGTTACCATTAATTCAACACCAAGAGGCGTATAAGTTGAAGCCATAATATTTTCTCCTAAGCTGCGTGCGTTACATCTGTATATGATGTATTTCCACTAACGTCAACATCATTATAACTTGTATTTCCTGTAATATCAATATTTAGATATCCTAAAGGAACAGCATCTCCTACTGTAACAGTTGCTGAAACTCCAGTCAATCCCATAACTTCTGCAGGGCTAATTGAGCCTACAGAAGAGCTACAAGAAACACCAGAAATACCTAAAGCCATTCCATCTGGAACTATTGATCCTACACTAGAAGTTGCCCCAGCAGCAAGACCAGTAAGATCTACAACTATAGTATCATTAACTAGCATATCTGGACCTACTGAAGCGGTTGCAGATACTCCGCTAAGCCCAACTACATCAGCAGGTAAAATTGATCCTACTGCACTTGTGGCTACTAAAGTTGCTAAACCTTGAACATGGTCAGAACCATCACTAATATTTAATTGACCTTCTGAAGCTGTGGCTGATACACCTGTAATTAATTGTGGAATATCTAATTGTGTTGGAACAGATGCTGTTGCAGATACTCCTGTTAATGGTACACCTATTTCAAGTGTAAGTGATCCCACACTAGACGTTGCTCCAATACCAATTAAATTTTCAATTCCTTCTTCAACACTACCCCAACCGTTTTCACCCCAATCAAGAGTACCCCAACCAGGTCTAACTTCTACTGTCGGTGCACCAACTGCGGAGGTAGCTGATAAACCAGAAAGAGCTACAACTGGCGCGTCACCATAAGCTTGTGATCCCCATCCAAGACGACCCCATCCTTGTACAACTATATTTGTATCTCCCCAATCAGCTTGTCCCCAATAAGAACGACCCCAACCATCAGTATTAGCTTCGCCGCCCATACCAGAGTGATTAGTACAATAATAATATAAAGTTGAAGGAGCACCATTTTGAACTTGTATTTCTGTGTATGCTCCTGAATTACCAGGTGTTCCAACTGCAGTTACACCCTCTGTGTAAGGAGTTGAATTTCCGCTGTCGCTTGAAAATCTAAGTGGGTGGTTTTCGTTAGTGCTATCTGACTGGTCAAACTTATAAGTAAGACCGGCTCCGATCATTACGGTGTCTTGTTGAACACCATCAATATAGTATTTACCGCCTGCTACCGTTACGGTGAACGTTTGAGCAATAGCCATAAGGATTTCCTCCTTATGCTATACGAACTATAGCGGTTGTAGCTGCTGCAGCAGGGAATTGAATTGTAAAAGTTCCAGAAGAAACAGATTTGTCTCCTCCAAAAGCTACAGAACAAACTGCTTTATTTGATGCGCTAGAATTATAAATTAAACATGCATTTGCAGTAAATGTTGCAGAAGTCCAAGAAACATCTCCAAAATCACACACTGCTGTTGAAGAGTCTAAAACAGGTGTTACACTTGTAATAGTTTTTCCACCAGCTGTATAACCAGTTCCAGTTATTTCTTCAGAAGTAGCATAAGCTGTTGTGCTTGCACCTAAAGTTGCATCTGAATCAAACAAAGCTAATTTAAAAGTGTTTCCAGTCGAAGCTGTAAAATTGTGTGTTGCTACTAATACCTCTTGTTTAAAAGAGTTACAAATTGCTGATGTGTTAGCCATAAAATTTTCTCCTCATTATGGAGACGGTGACTTAACTGGTATTCTAACTGTACCGTCAGTGTAATCGTCTCGTCTTCGTCTTCCTAGCTGCATTCCTGCAAACTGTTGTATAGCATTTTTATACTTTTGTTCGTATAATGTCAACATATCCGTTGGGCCTTTTAAGAACGCATAAGTCTCAGCCAAACAACAATACAGAAGACCTTGTGGGAAATTTAAACTAATATAGTTTGTGTTACTACCCTCTAATAACACTGGTATTTTATTATAATATACCCTAAATTTATAATTTGCATCAGGTGTTGGAGCTATATACATCCCCCCTGAAGTAGTGTCAGATAAACCCGTAGCACCACCAAACATAGCATAATATTTAGGAAAACCTGTAACTGAATTGGTAGTATCTGTTGGTGCTTGAATAGTCCCTTCTGGTCCAAATTTTCTATCTACAAACTCTGCTAAGTATGTTTGATCTTTTTTCTCTAACCAAGTTCCATTTCCTTCGGTATTAGCTGTTGAATTAAATACTTCTATTCCTCTAATAAACATACATCCTGCTGGAGCATTAATTGTATTGTCATTTGCAGCGAGTGTACCTTCTTGAACATGCCGATCAGAATCCATCGGTAGATCCATAAATATTCTTTGTTGAGCATTTAAAATAATATTTTCTAAAACAGCATCAGTTAATACACCGTCGTCTACTTCAGTGTAGCTTCTAATCTGTGTTCTTAATCCTGATGCACTTAATCCTGACATTATAAACTCTCTATATTAAGAGGACTAATTACACAATTAAATCCTCCACCTGTTGCGCTACCACTAGCAGCACTTGGTAATGTTAATGTAAAACTATTATAATCCGTAACTGTTGTGTTAGCATCGTTAACATAACTTGTTCCAATTAAAGAAGCAACCTTAAATGACCCAAATACAGTAGCTCCTGAATCATGTGAGCCTGCTGTTGATGCAGGAGGAGTAATTCCTCTATAAGGAGAAGATTTTCCTCTTACACAACCAGTTAAATTATTGCTTGATCTACCAGTATATTCAATAACTTCGTTTTCATATAAACCTGAAACACTATTAATTTTTTTAATCATAATAAATCCAGAAGTAGGAAAATTAGACCCATCAGTTAAAGTTATGGTAGTAGCAGTATCAGTAATATTACCATTTAAAGTTGTCTGTAATTTAAGTCTTGCAATTGATACACCACCCACAGGTTCTTTAATATTTGTAAATCTTAAAATATCATCAACTTGTAATGCACCAGAAGGAAACGAAACTGTTAAAGTTGTAGTTCCTGCAGTTGTAAAAGGGTCTAAAGGTAAAAAATCTTGTGTACTAAATTCTGTTCTAGCAGGTCTTGCTCTTTGTAAAGCTTGTGGATCTGCACTTGTTGGTTTTGGATCTAACTGTGGTTGTTTAGGCTCGTATTCTGAAACATGGACCAGGGCACCATTCCACTCTCTAACCATTTCATTATATGGAAATGCCATTCCCGATCTATCAGATATTGCTAAAGCATATTTACCTTGTGAAAAAGTAGTCATTAACCAATCCCCGGATAATAAATTTTAGGTGAAATGTATGTAGAGTTAGAAGAACCATCTTCATCTTCAGCTCTTAACAATTCATCTTCGTATAATAATTTTAATTCTTGTACTCTTTGTGGAGCATATTTAACTGCAAGATAATAAGATAGTCCTGCAATCATACACGGAACAAATCTGTAAGGTACATCAGTTGCATTTGTATATGCGCCTACATCATCAATTCTTTTTGTGTAATAAAAATTAATATAGTTTCCATCTTGGGCTGCACCTGGAGTTAAGTATAAAGTCATTGTAACTTTATCTACAAATCTTTGTACCCAATATTGTGTAGGTAAACCTTTATCAGTTTTATTAGAAAAACCTTGATATTGTGATCTACTAATTTTTGTCATTGGAGTATCAACTGAAGTTGATTTAACTCTGTAGTCTGCTTCTTGAATGTCTGTCATACCAACTGGAAACTGTAATACGGCATCAGAAGTACTATGAGTAGCTGCTGTGCTGCCATTAATTCCTCTAGTGCATCCAGTTAAATTTAAACTAGAAATTCCTGTGTATGAAATCTGTTCTGTTCCAATAGTTATTACACCACCTGTTGTTGGCATTCCTGTAACTGAAGCTACTCCAATCGTAGCAACAGTTGCATTTATTCCTGCAGATAATGTAGTTGAAATACCACTTGATGTTCCATCAGATGGTGAACGATAAAAAGTGTAAACAGCTTGGCCATCTACTAATGCAACATTTTGATTTTTAACTTCCCAAAAATGAAGTCCTCTATTACCCCATTCGGAAAATAAAATATTTAATGATCTTTTGGCAGTTTTAAGTTGATAGCCAGACGTACCTTGAATACCAATACGTTCGTATGCATCTTCTATAATTTCGTCAATGCTTAGGTTTTTGTCAAAAACATAAGAGCCAGAAGTCGTGTTAGCCATCTAACCTCCTACCCGTCGAACTGTATAGATAATCCTACTACTGCAGTTCCATCATAAGCGAAATAAGCTCCATCTTCACATAAAATTCCGTCATCGGCAATATATGGGTCGATTGTTGATCCGCTATCTACATCTAAAATTAATCTGTTTTGACCTGATGTTGCTGAACTATTTTTAATATAAACACGTCCTGCTCCGCCACCAGCGACTCCAGTCATACTTCTAACTCTAGTTCTGCCAGCAAAAATAGTTCCTGTTGTAGCTCCTGATGTTATTCCAGCAGAAATGTCTGTTGTAATTGATCCACTTGCAGTGATGCTTGTTACTTCTGTCCAAGTTCCAGCTACGCTTAATGTAGTTGAATCTGGTCCAGTTGTTGCTGCACTTGTTTGAGCAGCTCCATCAGCATCTTTTCCTACAACTACAAAAGTTATTCCTGAGTTGTCAGCTGAAGAAGTTAAAGTAACCGTTTGAGCGTTAACCCAAGGACCACTATTTAATAAAACTAAAGTAGTAGCTGTCCCTGCAGCAGAAATTGCATCTGTGTCAGATCCAAATACTATTTGTTTACTTTTTACTCCTGATACATTTGGCATAATTTTTCTCCATTAATTGTGAGCTCCCGAAGGAGCTCACATTAATTTATTAGTTAGTGTCGTTTATTTTTTGCAACCACTCAATACTTAACACGCCGTCTCCAGCAGTTAATGTATCGTCAGTAGCAGCAGTTATAATAACAACTTTATCTATTTCATAACCACTTGCATCATCATCAGATACGTTCAAACAATTTTTCATTTGAGCCGAAGTCTGATCCATGCCAGTTGGTATATGATGAGAAGCAACACCTTTAACATCATTAGATGTATCACCTGCAAAGTAATCCAGATCATGACTGTTAGTCATAGATCCTGCAGCTTGCGCTACATTAGCACCAATTTGCATGTCAAAACCAGCTGTATCAAAAGCTGTATTAACAATGAATCTAATGTCTGTAATTCTAGACCATGCTGGAATTACAATGTTGTTAGCAAGGTTTTTATCTGTTGTACTCGATGTTTGACCTAATGGATATTCATTGAACAAAGATCTACATGCCATAGAAATTAATCCAGTCTCTATTACACCGACCGATAAAGTTCCAGCTGTTCCAGATCCATCAACAGTGATGGAAGTTACAGTTTTGAAAGTTTTAGTTGAAGATACAGCGCCGGCATTACCCATTGTTACATCTTCGGTCTGTGTATTTCCTAAAACATCTGTTCCAGTAATAGATGCAGTTCTTGCACTATCATTACCAGCAGAAGTTAAGGTTATTACAGAAGCCATTTCAAAACCACCATCAGAAGTTATTCCAGGTACGTTTTGAGTAGCGTCTACTAATGTGACGTCAGTTGTACTTGCTCCATTAGAACCAGTAACAGCTAATCTGTCAGCGTCAGTTGTTACAACAAAATTTGCGTAGCTAATTGGAAACGCCATTTTGTTTTGGACCCAAGCAGCATCTCTTACATTTGTGCCGACTGTAGTCCCTGTGTTTACTTGTATCGGTCCTGTTGTAATAGGTCCCGAAAAGTTTGTTTTTGCCATAATAATCCTCCAAGTTTAGATCATACAGTCTCTTGGCCGTCGACTATACGCGTCTGTATGAAATATTAATTATTGTATAGTGTGATTTTTATACAACAGTTTTAAGTAGAGCGCAAGAGGCTATGCAGTGCGGACAGGAATTTTCCAACGATGTAGCTTTTTATTAAGTAGCTACAGAAACTTGTGGAGCAGCGTCTTCCACCTTATTTAGCAAATGCTCTTTTTTAGCTTCTGCTATTTTTATATGGCTAATTACTTCTCTGACTTTTCTGTCAATCTTAACCATATTGAGAGTATATCTACCCTCTTTAAGATGCTCCTGCTCCCATTCTAGATCCAGACCCTTCTTCTGTGTGTAAAGGTCTTGTAGATGTGATTGCATCTCCATCTATAACCTCCTCATAGGTTATTCTTTGTACTCTTGGATCCATCATTTCTCCAAGATGTTCCCATTTTATATCACCTTTTCCCAATTTGTCAATGATTGCATTTTCAATATCTAATGGGCCGTCTATGCAGTTTATAACAAAATCTGCGTGATATTGATAAGCATTAATTTGTATTCTGAAGTTTTTAGGGTGCATTTTTCCTTTCTATTTCTTAATTGTGGCGAGACTATGTCCCGCCACAAAAATTTAAGTACTACGCTCCTGGTGAAGCAAAGATACCTCTAGGGTCAGATACGCCGAAAACGTATCTTTCTCTAGCTTTGTATCTAACATTACCAGTATCGAAATCACCTTCCATCTTAGTAGATAGAGGAGTTCTCTCGAAATGTTTCATACCATTTGGCACGTCTGTTGTAATGTAGAACGCATCAGTGTCTGTTAAAAAGTTATTAACAACATATCCTTGAGGAATCATCCCCATAGATTTGATTGCGTTGATATCATTATCAGCAGTTCCAACTCTACCAGCAGAAGCCATAAGTCTTTCCGCAGTAAATTGTAGCGCAGATGGGATGATCATCTTCATACCTTTAGCAGCGATTTTTAAACCTCTTTCGTCAGTCATCGCAGCGATGTCGATTAGCGATTGTTCTAACGAAGTTTCGTTTAAGTCCGCAGCAGTTGCTAGAGTGTTTGAAAACGATCCAGCAATTGTAGTATGTGCAGTGTTAAATAGAGATACACCGTCACCTGAAGTGAATGTGCCGAAACCATTGTTTAATGGTGCCGCTCCTTTAACTTGTTTTGTTTGAGCCATAGATCTTGCTAAAGCTTTAGTATATCTAGAAGCCAGTCTGTCATACAAGTTATCTTCAATTGCTTCCTCAGTGATAGCAAAAGCGAGAGCAATTGTCTCGTTAGTGTATCTAGCTGTGAAAGTTTCTTGAGCGTTATCGTATGTAACACCTGAACCTTCTGGTTTTACTTGTGCTGAAGCGAAACCTGACAACATTACTTCCTCTTCGAAAGCTCTGTCAGATGACTCTGTAGTATAAATCTCAGCTGTCTGATTTTCATACTGTTTGTATTCCAGGCCAAATAGTGCATTTAAACCTGGCTCTAGTTCTTTAACTAGTTGATTACGTGATATAGCCATGATTATAAACCTCCTATTATATCCCTGTGTCGTCCAAGAAGAATGATTCGTTGATAACAACTCTCCATACCACACCAGCGGCAGTTAAGTCTTGGTTATCAGGATCTCTTGAAACGCCTATTATTTTCAGCTGTTTGGAACTTCCAGCAGCAATATCGCTATCATCTAGCATCGCACCCGAAACATAATTCGGACTTGAGCCAGCTGCATATACGATATCCGCTACACATCCAACATCTGTTTGAGCCGCTGCTCCACTATTGTCGCCTCTAATCTCATATTGCTGTAATGGGTTATCATTTACAAGCGCTACGATATCAGTTGCGGCATTACTACCTTGTAGGTAGTTTTGGAACGTTGGCTTTGATGTAGTAGCATCAGTGTAGAAAACACCGTTTAGTGAACCAATGATATCTGTAGTTGTTGCGATACCAACGATTACATAACCAGTTGCTGCTTGACAGACTGCATCTTGAAAATAGATAGCGTCTGAAGAAGCTGCCACAGGATATTCACCTAAACCCATGCTTTCATAACCATTGCCGTACATTTTAATTGGTTTCAAACCGAAACCAGTTGTTGACGCATTAGCCATGTCGTTTCTCCTTATGTGACCTGTCCTTGCGGACCTCCAGTCACGGTTAATTTATTCGCTGGTTTGAAAATTTAAATTCTAACTTTTCTTGCCACCGAAGGTCGTACGAGAATTTCTATCAATGTCGATAGGCATTCCCTTATGCTGCTCCTTCATAAGATCGTTGTCGATTGCAGTCATTTGATCCTGAGCTTGTCGTTCGTAATACTCAGTCCGCTGCCTTGCGATCTCTTCCGGTACCCTAGTCAGCACTAGGCCTCCGTGCCCGATCACCCCTGCGTATTTGCCATCCATGATTGCTGGGAAGTCTTCATCAGGATATTCATCGGCTCTTACTAACTCATACCCGGATCTTAAGCGTCCTTGTATGTTTTTCGTGTCGACGTACCCCAAGATTTCTACCCTGACCCATCTGTGTCTGAATCCTTCTGGCGCGTTGGGCGTATCTAAGTACGATGGTGGAGTCCAAACTTTTGGTCTTGCTTTTGGCTTAACCGTTTTTGCTTGTGCTACAACTTTTGTTGTATCACTTTTTTTAGCTTGACTCGCACGAGTTGGTTTACTTGTATTCATATGCCTATACCTCCTTCGTGTTTATAAGTTGTTTCGCATACTCTTCCAGTGGCACACCTAATTTTTTCGCTATTGCGACTTGAGATGGTGTGAGTCTCACTTGTTTGCGACCAGTCTTTGAACTACGCGTTGCAGATGCAACGTTTTGTGTAGGTTTACTAGTCTGTTTTTCTACAGTATTACCAAATTTGTGGGGGAATTCAAGTCTTATTCTTTTATCCACCTCTGCATAATATTCATCAGATTGTGGGTCCATTCCCTCTTCTTCAGTAAGTTTTCTGTGTAAATCAAACGCTGTATAAGTCATGGCGTTGTCTTTGCCAAACCACTCATTTTTCTCAGCCCAAGCTTCCGCTTTTGGATCTACAGGAGCTGATGGTTTAACAACTGGTTGTGCAGTTTTAACAGGTTTTTCTTTAGCTGCAGTCTCCTGCATTTGGTGTTGAGTTTTTAACTCAGCTAATTTACCTTGCTCATAACCTAATTGAGATATTTGAGTTAAAGCTTCTACTTCAGCTTTTGCATCTTCGTTTAATCTTGCAGTTTTTAATTTTTCTTGTGCGGCTGCAAGTGAAGATGAAATTCTGCCTTCCATTTCGGTAGCATAATTTTTATCTAAAGATGTTGATTTAGCTTCAAATTGATCTCTTTCTATTTTAACTCTTTGCGCAAAAGCAATAGCCTCTTCTCTTTGCCTTTCTGCTTCACGCATTTTTTTAGTAAGTTTAGCTATTCTTTTCTTAACTCCTTCAGAATATTCTTCAACTTCCCTAATGTTATTTGGTTGTTTATCACTCCCTTTTTCAGAAGTTTTCTGTTCAACCTTTCCGCCTTCGTCCTTGTCATCTCGAACATCAGACTGCTCATCAGATTTCTTAGATGCGTCAGCGGACTCATTATCGTATGTAACATTTGCTTCATTTTTATTTTCCTCTTTCTCATATGTTTTTTCCTCCTCTTTTTGTGTGTCAGGAAGATCGACACTTGCACCCGGTCCGGATGTGTCTAAATCAACCATTGGTTCTTTAGACATGTTTTCTTCTTTGTTTGGCATAGTTTCTCCTTATCTATGTTAAAATTCGTGGTATATATCTTCAGGGTTTTCCACGGTCGCTAAAACTTCATCATCATTGAGAAGTCTTATCTCACCCCCATCTATTTTAATTCGTGATCCAGCGTATCTTGCAAAGATAATCCAATCACCTTTCTTACACCAGGGGCCTTCTGGGTATCTTTCTTTATCATAACAGTGTGGGCCCATATCTAAAACTAAACCACAAGTTGATGCTACTTGTGATCGTTCTACTGTCTCATCTGCTAATAATATTCCACCTTTAGTTTTTTCTTTTTGTTTAAAAGGTAAAACTAAAATTCGCCAACCTGTTGGAACAGGTAATTTTGCTGATTCTGATTTTAAATCTTGTTGTTTTTGTTTTGTAGTTTTTACACCAACTAATTCTTTATTTGGTAACTCAATCTTTGGATTTTGAGTTGATGTTGATAACGGTTCCTTCATTGTCTTTTTGCTCCTTTTTGTTTAGCAGGCTGGATATTTCCTGACTTAAATATTGATACGTTCGTATCTGACCTAACATATACTGGTATTTTTCCATATTGTCAACACCACCAGATGCCATCGCAGAAACTACATCATCATGTCTCATTTTTATTATTTTCTTTATCCTATCTACAAAAGTTAGTTCGTCCATTATTTCTTTTTCCTTTTCTTTGGTTTGCTTATTTTACTACCATATTTCTTAGTCCATTTTTTAGCTATGGCAGGTTCGTTTTTGTATAGATAACGTCTTTGTTTTTCAGATTTAAAGGGCACGTCCAGGCTCCCTAAAATCTTTAATTGCTTGTAGCTTTTCTTGAGCATCTGCAATTTTTTGAAACAATTTATCTATTTCATCTATATGTTGTGGATGTTCTCCAATACCTACAGAATTTTCTAAATATATTTTAATTGTAGCATCAGCTTCAGCTATTTGTGCATCGTATCTAGCTTCTAACGCATCTAAAATTGCTGCTTTCATTAACAATTCCACTTTCTCAAAGCTTTATTAATCCTTGAATTTGGATCCCTCGCAGTTTTAGCAGATGTTAATCTTTTTTTCATTCCACCCATTCTCGCACAAAAACTTTTTCTACGATTAGCGGCTTTAGATCCTTTCTTTAATTTAGATGGTTTAGTTGTAACAGCAGTCTTAAGTTTAGAACCAGGGTTTGCTCTTCTATAAGAAGCAACACCTTTCTTATTTAATCCACCTGATGGATTTTTTCCTGCCTTACGTTGCCATGCTGGACTAGCCATGATTATTTTTTAGCAGTTTTAGCCGATCTTTTTAATGCTTTAGAACTTACAGTTCCTTTACCTGGTCTGCTTGTACCTGCTTTCTTTCTTTTGTTCATGTAGTAGTAAAGTCCTTTTTTAACTCTTCTACCATCTTTAGTTGTGTGGTAAGCGCTACCACCTTTTTTAGCTTCGAAACGTGCTCCCATTCCTTTAGCCATTCCTTTAGCTCTCGCTATTTCATAACTAGATTTTTTTCCATCTTTGTCTAAATCTCTAGCTTTGATTACTTTTTTATTTCCCATTCCAAATCTTTTTGTCATTATTTATCTCCTTTCATGCATTTGCATTTTCGTTTAAAGAATCCGCCTTTTCTGTGTGAACATGTAGCACATTTCACTCCAAAAACTTTATCTCGGAATTCGTTAAACATGATTATCTATTTATTTTACCAGATTTTTTAGCTTTGCTTCCAAATCTTCCGTAAGACTCGTCTCTAGATGCTTTTAATTGCTTCTTAGTTCTTTTCTTACGAATTCTCATAGCGATGGATTCATCTTTTCTAGCTTTGTAGCCTTGTTTCTTCTTACCGACTTTTCCACCTTTTTTATACATAGCTCCACCAGCCATACCCATGTCTGAAGGATAGTATCCTGACATCATGTCTCTTCTTGCTGTAGACATTCCGCCTCCTCTCATTTTAGCTCTTCCTCCAGTAGCGTATCGCGTTCTTCCTGGTCTTACTCCGTTTTGTCTCATAATATTAACTCCTTATTTTTTTCCATTTCTGAAAATTTGTGTACCCTTTATACCAAAAATACTCGCAACTACAAGTATCCATAAATTAGTGAACCATGACGGCAATGACTGGAAATACTCAAAAAAGAGTTTTACCTTCTCCATCGCGGCCGGATCATCCGACATTACTGCCCACATTAACACAATTATGGGCGCCGAAATAATTACAAGGACAAATTCGTCTTTGTAGTCGTTTTGACGAGCTTCTAAAAGTTTTCCCTGGTATTCTTCCTCACCTCGGGCTTGTCGCTCGGCGTGTAAAAGCTGTGCATCAGACATAGCAACTTTTGCTTTTTGTCTATTAGCATAAATTTTACCACCAGCTTGTATTGCTATTTTAGCTAAGCTTAACCAAGCCATAAACTAGTACCACTTAACAGTAGATTTTTTAGAAGCTAGCATTCTTTTTTGTCCACCAACTTTGTTTACAGTTGGTTGACCTAAAGGCATTTTAACTTCAACTTCTTTTGCATAACCATCCGCATTAATAGGAAAAGTGTTTTTAGCATCTGCTTTTGGTGTATCAGATACAACTTCTCCAATGTAATTTGGATTGTTTTTTGTAAAGAATGTTTTTTGTTTTTTCATAGTTTTCTCCTATTTGTTTATTATACTATCTTTTAGGACCTTTCAAGATCTTAACATCTGCCATTTTCATCAAATCATTTTCCATTTTAGCTTGTTGAGACATCATTTGTTTAGTTAACGACGTATCAGCTCTTAATTCAGCTAATTCTTGGTTTTGATCTAATTTTTCATCAAATTGCTGTTGGCCCATTAATTGCTTAGATCTATCTAAATCAATCTTTTCTTGGCCTTGTTCACGTTTAATGCTGTCATCCATAGCTCTTAAATCTAGTTCTCTTGCTTTTAATTTAGCAATTGGGTCATTTCCAAACTCACCCATAATTTTATTTTCTTCATTTTTAAATTCTTCAGTCATTTCTGCAATTAATTTAGCTTTTCTAGATTCTAAACTCATTGAAAGAGACATCATTTGTTGTTGAATCTGTGGATCTTGCTGTAACATTGGATTTTGTTGCATCATTTGTTGCATTTGCATCAATTTTGCAATTTCTTCTCTAAATTCTACCTCTAATTGCTCTTGTGCCATCAAAGAAATGTGTTCAAAAATGTTTTTTTCTAATGCAGCCATTACAATCGGGTTATTTCGAGCAATATTGGTCGCCATAAAGTTTAAATGGGTCGTAATATGCGCTTGATGGTCTTGTCCTTTAAAAGCTTGGAAAGGTTTTCCGCTCATTGCAAGAATATTTTCAGTTGCAGGGTCCATTGGTTGTGGTTGTTGAGGTGGCGGAAGTATTTTATCAATATTTTTTACACCAATCGCTGTATACATTGCATGAAACGCTTCATAAAGGTTGTGCATTTTTGGATTTGACATTGCAAGTTGCAATTCTGTCTGTGCTAAACTAATTCTTTGTGATTGAGAAAAAATATTTGGGTCTGCAACAGGAATAATATCTACTTTGTCATCAAAATCTGCAACTTTTATATTTCTTTGACCTCCTACCACGTCATATGGATACTCGTTAGGTAAGTAAGTTTTAAAAACTCCTGCTAATAATTGGAATTCACTTTTCATCGCCACATACAATCTTTTGTGTATGGCTGACATGACTCTCGAACCACGTTCTAAAAGAGCTATAGTCGTACCAACAGCTGCTTGTTGGTTGCCGTCACCGACCTGCATGTCAGCTATGGCGGCAAATCGTTGCCCTGCCTGTACCACTATACCCATCAACTGTAACAAAGTTGGTGAAGGTTCTTTAAATGGTAAAGGCATAAATGCATCTTTGATACTTCCTCCAGGTGCATCTACATCTCTGAATTCGCCAGGCTGTATAGCTTGTGCCTCATCTCTAACACGGATTCCTCTTTGCTTAAATCCGGCCGGTAAATTACTTAAAGTTCCTGCGTCAAGTAGTTGACGTAATGCAGTGGTTGCTGTTCTTGATAAACCACCGATCATATGAATTAAACCAAAACCATAAAAACCTAATCCAGGTAAAAATTTAAAATGTACAAAATAATCTATTTTAAGTTTTTGTGGATCTTCTATTTGATAGTTTCTTCTAATTGATAATATTTGTCTGCTTCCTAAATCTAGAGAAACAATATATGGAAGTTTAATTCCTGTTGGTTCTCCTTGTGAGTCTTTGTCTTCAAAACCCTCTAAATCTAAATCGGTATGAATTTCTAAAATTGTAAAGATATCTTCTTCTCTAGTTTTTTTAACTCCTTCTAGTTCTCGTTCTTTTTTCTCTACTTCTGTTTCTTGATTATAACTAGGTGTTAATTCTATATCTTGATAAAAACCTGAAACTTGTTTTTTTCTTAAATCATTTTCAGACATTTTAATTACATGCACAACTGCTTCTGCATCTTCTAAAGATGTAGCAGTGTACGGCACAACTAAATCGTCAGCTGGAACAAATTTTGATACAGCTCTGCCTAAGAGTTCGTCATAGTAGACTTTCTTAAAAGCAGAGCCACTAAGAGGGAGATAAAAAAGCATTTGGTCGAACTCGGGTTCGTACTCTTTCATCACATCCATGAGCTGATAGTTCATGAATTCTTTAACTCTGTTTGATTGCTCTTCTCGAGCTCTATCTGCTAGTCCAACTATTTGTGTATGCACTGGACCTGTTGCAGGTAATAATTCTTTGTATGCTTGTGCTTGAAACTGTGTAACAGCTTCTGCAAGGACTGGATGTGTTGCACCAGATGCTCCTTGAAATGGTTGTGTTGGGTTTTCGTATTTAAAACCTAATAAATCTAAACCTTTTGTATAACTATCTTCCCATGCTTTTCTTGAAGATTTATATTGACTATAATTTCCTGCAAGTTCAGAACCTAATTTTCCTAAAACATCTTCTGGTAATAATTCTGCTAAATTGTCAAAATGACCGTCTGTTCCTGGTTGATTAACTGCTTCAGGATCAAAATTAATTGTTGCACTACCATCTTCTTCAGTTGTAACTTGAACGTCATTAGGACCAACCTGTTCGTTAACAGTTTCTTCTTGAGCAACTGCTATTTCTTCTTCTCCAGGTATTTTAATTTCAGTCTCTACGTTTGGTAGGGCTTTGTCTATTTTTGCCATTTATATTCTCCGAGTTCTTGACTGTTGTAGCTTGTTTTATGGGAATATTCAACCCTTGAGAATTAGGTCCTCTCAAAGGTGGGATTTCCTTCCATTTGACGTGTTGCATATTTGCAACAAGAGTTTTATTTTTCATTACCTAAAAAAATCCTCATCTGATCTATTTTTACCAGTAAATAGTTTATATCCTTGATAACCAAGTGTTCCAAGTGTTGCTAGTCCAGCACCAATGGACAGTGCAGGCAGTGCTGCTGTTCCTGCTAAACCTAAAGATGCAATACCAAGTAATCCTCTCGACATTCCGGCTTTACCTAAAGCTTTTACTGCAGGATTCATAAATGCTGCACCTAAATAATTTAACGGGTTAGTTGCAATTTCACCCACATCTTTACCCTCTCTTACATCTTGTGCAATGTAACCTAGAGTAGAGGGTACCTGTATTATTGGTGCACCAAGTGCCCATAAACCTTTTCCAAGAACACCTTTTTCTAATCCTAAAGCTGCTCTAGTTCTACCAACACCTTCTGGTAATGGTCCAGTTTCTCCAACACCTCTTGCTGTCTGATAAACTTTTTTAGCAATCGGTGTAGTCAATCCTGCTGCTCCGGCTAATTCTAATTTAAATTGATTGTCTAATAAAATGTTATCATCAACTTCTTTGCCCTTTTGTTCAACATCAGCAATAATCATTCCTTCCATTTGACTATCGTTAGTTAAATATGTACTCGGGTCATCGTTTCTAAATTGTTTAACCAATGCACCAGCTCCAGCGCCCGCGGCTACGGTACCAAGGCCCAGGGCAATCTTACCAGCTAATCCACCTCTAAGTAAATTTGGATTTTCTTTTATTGCTCTTAAAAATTTTGTACTTGAGTTTTTAATTTTATTAAACGCACCACCTGCATTAGACTTATTAATATCTTGTGCTAATTTTTTTGGATTTTTTTTAAGTGCATCATCGACCGCATCTACACAACTTACTGCTGCTCCCCCAGATTGTTTTGCTCCAACTATTCTACAAACTTCACCACCTGCTAATGCATTTTCTTTTACAGCTGTTCCAAAACCAATAACATCTTGTTTTAGAAATTTAGAAAAACCAGATAAGTTTGGATCAGTTTTTAATCTTTCCGCTAATTGTGTGGCAGCTTGTGTTTCAATTCTTTTTAAACCTTTTTCTGCAGTTTCAAAACCAGCTCCATATTCTTTACCACCAACATTTAATCTAATGCCTTTATCTTTTAATTCTTGTACTCTAGAAAAATCATTATTTAAAATTTGATTTTTAATTGTATTAGCAGTTATATTATCTTGTCTTGTTAATAATTGTAAATCTTTTGCTAAAGCTGGATTACCACCTACTCCACCTGCTCCCGCATGGTGAACCTCAATAGCATTTTTAACCATTCTTCTTCCTTGAGAATTATCTAACCATTGTAATAAATCTGTATAAGCCCTATCGTTTCTTAATAAGGTTCTATCAAAACCTTTTGGAAATGCTTTTGCAAGAGCCTGCGGAATATTAGCTTTTGCGTTTCGTGCAACCTCAACAAACTTAGAAACTTTTTTAGCTTCAGGGTGATTAGTAATAGGATTACCAATTTTAGAATTAGCGTGATAATATTTTACACCATTTTCAGAAGCACCAATTATTTTGCCTGCCTCATTTTTAAGAACTTTATAAACGGCAGGATTAGTTTTAGCTGCTCTTGCCATTTGAGCAATTATCCAGTTTTCAGATTTTTCAAAACTAAATGCAAACGGGTATTCTTTTCCAAAATCTCTAATAAAATTATTAATTCGTTGATATAGTAAAGAATTTTCTTTTGGACCTATTCCAAACTTTCTGCCCGGATCAAACCTTAATGGCGTGCCTGCTTCATCAGCTTCTTTACCAAAAGCTTCAATAATTAAATTCTGTGTTTTTTTAGGTAAATTTTTTACGTTGTAGAAAGCTGGTTTATAGCCCCGTTCAATAAAGTCATCGACAGCATTAAATTTTTGTGGGTCTACTGTTTGACTAAATCCATATTTATATATTGTAAAATCTGCATCAGGAAATTGTTTTAAAATTTTATTTTGTGCAGATTTTTTAAGTGGAGTAAATATAGTATTGGCACTAAATTTTCCAGGTGTTGCTCCTCTTCTAACATTAGTGCTAACTTTTCTTTTTTCTAAATTTTGTAAATCTTCATAATACGGCGAACTTATTTCTCCTCTTTTATAAAAAAATCTAGACGCTTTGTTTAATTCTTTAGGATCTAAATTTCCTGAAAAAGTTTTGGTTCTTATATTAGTTTGAGCTGTAGTTTCTGCCGGTAATGCTTTTACAAATTTATCTCTAATTTGTTTTGCTTTTGTTAATGAAGTTATGCCTCCTTCATACTGACTTTTACCTTTAACTGTTCTAGTAACTATGTAAAGTTTACTAACCGGATTATATTTTATGTGTGGTTCATTAGGGACGTTTTGATAAGCCATTAGACCTCCAAGATCTTGGCCAATCCACCTTCTGCCATCTCGTCTACAAATCTTGCAGTGAATCTATCAAACCTTGGATCATCCGGTTTAAATCCTCTAGCGTCTTCTACGTTATCCATAACTCGTCTTGTAAAAGTTATAATCTCTTCACCAGTTGCACCTACTGGAATTGCTTCTGAAATTCTTGGTCCAAAATATTTTTCAACTAATACCAACGGGTCACCCATAACGCCGCCGCCACCTTCAGTAATGTATTTTACGTCTTCTGCATCTATTACACTTGAAAGTCTAGTTGCAAACGTATCATCTGCTTTTAATGCTTCTACTAAAAACTCTCTAGCTGATGCACGTTTAGCTGGCAGTTCGGCTCTGTTAGAGAATATATTTTTAAATTGTACTGCAAGTTCTGGGTCTTGCCTTTCTAAATTTTTAATTGTGTCTTCTGCTGATGCAAATGGCGCTGCGATATCATCTGGTCCGCCACGTGAACCTGGAGGTGGTAGATCATCTGCTAATTGAGTACCTCTTCTCATTGGTAAAATAGTTTCTGATGCCATTACACCTTCGTCGGTCATGTAATCACCTCTAGCTCTTAAAGCACCTAAACCTTCTTGGTCTAAATTCCTGGTCCCTGTTGCCATGTCAGTGATGTTAGCGACTTGTCTAGGATTATAAAACTCATCGAGCTTTAACATATTTTCGTATAACTTTCCTGCTTGAACATCGTTTAATTTGTCAGCAGTTAAATAGCCCATAGGGCTTTTTAATTCTTCTAATATCTTTGATTTACCGAGTGCGCCTACAGCTTCCATATTAATGGACATGTCAATAAATGGTTCGGGGTTCTTACCTGTACCTAGAAAAGTAACATTGGACCTGGAACCAAGGACATCGCTCATATTCCCACCTAGTTTGGAATATAGTTTTACAATGTTTTCTACTAATTCTTTTTTAGCCATAATACTTTACTTGTCCTCTAACAATTGGCTCATCTTTGTAATCTTCAGGATGTCGAACCAAACCACCCTGTCTAATTCGCATGATTGCCTGTGTCGTACTATCGACGTAGTCATCATGATCTCCAAATGGAAACGATGCACATTCTTCCACTACTTCTTGTGCAAAATGCTCATGCATCGGGGCCCATACTTTACCGCTTTCAAAAAGCGGGGCAACGGAGTTTACTCTTGTGTGTTTATCATTTCCTTTTGAGGGTGTAAAGTTAATAACTGGGATATCCATTTGTCTTAGCTCATGAGTCAGAGGTAGCCCTGATGCCTTGGCCTCGATTATAACCATGTCAGGTCGCCAGTCTTGGTATTCTTCTAGAGCCACTCTACGTAGTTCGGGGAACTCGAATCTGCCTTTAAATGCATTAAGTAAAATTATATTTTGTCCGGTATCTTCTGTATTAAATACACCCCACATAGTTACAGCACTATAGTCCGACGTTGTTGATTTTGTAAAAGCAGTATCCATAGACATTACGATATATTCTAGTTTAGGGGGGTATTGACCTTCCCAATCCATCCACCAATCTCGTTTTAATATGGCTCCTTCTTCAGCGGTTGGTTGCTGCATATATTGGGCCAGCCAGTTGGAAACGGGGATCGAGGCTTTTGTTTTAAGAAGCTCTTCTACTTTCCAAAATTCTGGCCAAACAGGTTTTCCATTTGGCAATATTGCTGGAAGTTCTACAACTTCCCATTGATCACTTCCTTCCTCACTTTGTGCTTTTAATAATTGACCGGTTACATCTTTTGTAGACCACCTAGTCATTACAATTACAATAGCTCCACCAGGTTGCAAACGTTGACGTGGACCAGCTGTGTACCAGTTCATAGCTTTATCAAAAGCTTTACCATCTGCTCTAACATCTTGTTCTTTATGAGGGTCATCAATAATTAATAGATCCGCACCCCGTCCAGTGATTGCTCCACCAACACCGGCTGCAAAGTATTCACCGCCTTGTTCAGTTTTCCATTTCCCTGCTGCCTGACTATCTTCTTGAAGTCTAGTTTTAAAAAGTTCTTGGTAATTTTTATCATCAACCAAATTTTTAGTCTTACGTCCAAAGTCAATTGCAAGGTCAGCTGTGTGAGTTGCTTGGATTATTTTTAATTTTGGGTTGTTCCCAATCATCCATGCCGGGAGTAAGTATGAGGCAAACTCCGACTTTGTATGTCTTGGCGGCATGTTAATGATTAGTCTTTTAATTTTCCCGCTAGCGAGATCATTAAATTTTTTATTAATAATTTTATGATGGGAACCCTCTATAAACTCAGGCCAAACATACTTTACAAAACTTAAAAAATTTTTTGTAATATTTGGACGAGCTTCATCCAATGCTACGCTTCTTTCAAGTTCTATTAGTTTAGCGCTTTCTTCTGGAGTCAATCCCTCTAAATTTTTTGTAATATTTTCTGTGTCTTGCATATCTTAAATATGTTTTCAAAAGTTATACACTAATCGTCTGAATTAAACAATAAAGGGTAAGCTTGGGACCCCTTTTTGTTTTAGGGGGTGTTAGGTTTGTGTGTTGTGTTTGGATTGTTGCCTGGACCTGGTACCTCTATTGATCTGGGGTGGGCCCGCCCGGTCTCCCCATAATTCTGATGGGGTGGGCCCGCCCGCGCTCCTCATAGTTACGCGAGCCATGCAGTTTTTGCATGGGATATTGTGGGAAAGGGTATGCAATTAATGCATGGGATTAAATAGGATTATTTATTCATTGTTCCTCACTATTGTTGTTATTGTTGATTGATATGGTACTCGTTCTTGTCCATTCACACTATCATATCTATATCTATATCTTTCATATTTTTCTTTTTTAACTTTGATAGGTGTTTCACTTGGTTGCTTAACTGAATATGTGTCGGCAATCTGATGTGCAAACTTATTTAAGAATTGAAACAAACAATTGTGATTACAAAAATATGCCCAAATACTAGTTCTTCTCCATTCACTATTTAATGCAATCTTTCTAGTTCGCAATACTTTATTGTCGCCAGTTCCACGAATCCTTGATTGTGTTTCAATCTTATGGCAATCAGGATTATGACACCAGTTATACTCGCTCATTTTTTTTATTCCTTTCAAAAGATTTATGCAATTTGTTTTGATGATCTATTGCCTCGTTAGTTCCAACAATGCCAAAGTATGCAATCGGAATTAATCCGATTGCATAACCTATGAATAATAAAATCCAGATTATATCTGTTTCCATTATGCTACTTCCTTTGTTAAGATTAATGGTTCTTGAAATTGATGAGCAGAAATAAAAAAGCTTACATACTCAT